CGTTCCGGCTTGAGGCGCTGGGTGCTGACCGCGTTTAGATCGACATGAGCTTCGACATGAAGCTGGTGTCGGCTGATCTCGGCGCTTTCTGGCGCACGGTCGTCGCCTAACTGGGTTGGGGCGGGTAATGCAGCTGCATTGCCCGCCCCGCCTTTCCCTTCAACGCCCGTCGTAGGAAAGCCATGACACAACGACGCCCATTTTCACTAGACAGCAGTTTTAAGGCCGGTCGCCCGTTCGTGATGAACGGCGTGACGTACAACTTCGATGATCCGGTCAGCGTACAGGGGATTGAGCCGCGACGGCTTCGCCAGATGTACGACGCCCGCATGATCGAAGTCGTAGACGAGGCTGCAGGCATCAAGCCTGCGGCTCCGGTCGTCAAGATCAAGCCGCAGCCCGCGCCGCCTCGTGAGGAGACGCCGGTCGCGGAGGTGGCTCGTGGTCCCGCGATTCGACACAAGGGATTCGGGCGTTTCGAAGTAGTTGATGCGGCTGGCAAAGTCCTCGCTGGACCGCTCCCCAAGGAGCAGGCAGAGCGGGAATTGGCACGAATGGCATGAGGTGAGATATGGCGTTGACCGTTGAGGACGGAACTGGATTGTCTAACGCGGACGCCTACATCTCGCTCGCCGAGTTTAAGACGTTCGCTAGCAGCCGGAACTACCGCTGGGAGGACTATGAGGACTTCCAGCTTGAGGCGTCGATCCGCTTGGCAACCGGCTGGGTCGACACCTACAACCGCTACAAAGGGCAGCGCCTCAAGTCGACGCAGGCGCTGGAGTTCCCGCGTGCAGACCTGACCGACTGGTCCGACTACGAGGTCACCGGCGTGCCTGCCCGCGTCAAGCAGGCGTGCGCCGAGTTGGCGTTTAAGGGTCTGACCGAAGCGTTGTATGCCGACGAGGCACGCGGTGGAATGGTCAAGAGCGAAAGCGTGGGGCCGATCTCGGTGACCTACGCGGACAACGCGCCCACCGGCAAGGTGTGGACGTTTGCCCAGAACCTGCTCAAGCAGTATGTGCGCGACCCGAACAGCATCCTTGGCCCGCTGTGGACAGCGCCAGAGATGCCCGCCCAGTTCCGGATCGGGATGAATGACCATCCCGAGGTGGACTTGAGGACGGAGTAAGTCGTGTCGACGTACGCCGCCCAAGCGAACACCGCACACGCCCTGCTCTCACGCAAGGGCGCTACGGTGACGTTCACCCGTAAGTCGGCGAGCGCGTTCAACCCCGTCACCCAAACGGAGACGGCGGTGTCGACCACCTTCAGCATGAAGGGGATCGCGCTGCCGCCGGGGAAGGACTCGGAGTTCGCTCTCGGGTCGCTAGAGCGTCGGAACATTCTGGAGTTTCACTTGGCCCCGCGGCTCGGCACGACGCCGCAGCCGGGGGACAAGGTGCGGTGGGCTGGCAGCGACTGGTCCGTGATCTGGGTAAGCGATCTGAACCCCGCGGGGGACGGCGCACCCTACACGAAGTGTTACGCGGAGCGCTGACATGAGCAACGGTCGTGAGTTCAACCTGAAACTGTCGAACTGGGCATCCAAGTTCAAAGGGGACATGGACGCGCTGGCGCGGCAGACGTGCCAACAGATCGCTGCGAACGTGGTCAAGGACACGCCGGTGGATACCGGCTTCCTGCGTTCCTCGTGGCAGCCGTCCATCGGTGCGCCCGCGGCCTCGCAGGGCAACGGCAACCCGGATTCGAAGGTTTCTATCGTTGCAGCCAACGTGAAAGCCGGTGACATTTTCTGGATGACGAACAACGCTGAATACGGTCCCTACGTCGAGTTCGGTACTCGCCGGATGCGCGGGCGATTCTTTGTAACGCGCAACGTTAAGCGGGCGAAGTCGGTGGTGACCAAGCTCATGAAGGAGTTGGCATGAGCGCAGCGACGTTTCACAAAGACCTGCGCTCCGCGGTGCGTGACCGGCTGCAAACGCTGACCGGCCTGCCTGACGTAGCGTGGGAAGGACGCGAATTCACGCCCGTGAAGGGCCAGCCGTACGTTTCAGAAAGCATGATCCCGGTGTCGTCCGATGTGATGGCGACGGGGTTGGGTGGGTATATCGCCCACACCGTGACGGCAAACTTCACGCTGCACTACCCCGTGAACTCGGGAACTGTCGCTCTGGAAAGTCTCGCAGGGTCGCTGATGCAGCACTTTCGGCCCGGGACCGTCGTGTCATACGGCGATGCGAATGCCACCGTGCAACAGGTGGAGCGTGTCGGTTTGACACAGGAACCGGATTGGCTCAACGGCACAGTCATCGTGACGATGATTGGGCATACCACCAATTAACTTTTTTTGGTCCCGGCACCGGGACAACGACTAAAGGAGTCCCACAATGCCTCTGCAGAGTAACGTAAACGTCCGTGTGGTCTACGCCCCAGAGACCACCCTTGGCACGCAGTCCACCGCCGCTGGGCAGGTGCTGCGTCGCGTGTCCTCGTCGCTCGCGCTGACGAAGGAAGCGTTCACCTCCAACGAAGTGCGCCCGGACCAGCAGGTCTACGATATGCGCCACGGCGTGCGCCGCGTGGCTGGCAACATCCAAGGCGAACTGTCGCGTACCTCGTACGACGACTTCTTTGCTGCCGCGCTCCGCGGATCGTGGGTGACCAACAAGCTCAAGCCCGGAACCACGCAGACCTCGTACACCATCGAGCAGGTCTACCCTGACATCGATGTGTCCGAGACGTTTGTCGGCTGCCGCATCAGCGACGTCGCCGTGTCGATGCCGCCCAACGGTATGGCAACGGTGAACTTCGGCATTCAGGGCATCAATATGTCCGGCACGTCGACCGCTGGATCACCGGTGTTCCTCTCGCCGACCTCGGCTGCGACAACTGGACTGCTGTCCGGCGTCAACGGATCACTCACGATCCAAGGCACGTCCTCGGCGATCATCACCTCGCTCGACTTTACGATCCAGAACAACCTGTCCAGCACCCCGGTGGTGGGCAGCGTCACCGTTCCGGAGATCTTCTACGGGCGCTTCGTGGTGACCGGCACGCTGTCGGCCTACTTCGAAAACCTCACGATGCTGAACTACTTCCTCAACGAGACGGAGATTGGCATTGAGGTCACCCTGAACGAAGCGGGCGGTGCCAACTTCCTCAAATTCACCATGGGCCGCGTGAAGCTCATGGGTGCCAACAAGACGGTTGGACCGGACGGCGGGGTCATCCTGCAGTCGCCGTTCCAAGCGCTCTATCACGACGCGGCGGCAGCGGCTGACGATGGCACGATCATCATCACGCGCAGCGCGTAATACCCCACCGGTGGCCCGGGGGACACCCCGGGCTACCACTACTTCACAGGAAAGCCACATGAAATTTGACCTGCCACAGATTGATACCAAGTCCCTCGCCGATCTCGGCGTACTGATGACCGTGAAGCAGTTCGACGGCGACGAGCCGTTGATTGCCAAGAACGGGCAGCCAGTGCGTATTCGGCTGCGCGGCCCCGACAGCGACGTCTACCGCGAGTTCACCCGCAAACAGATTCAGAAGCGGCTGGCTCGTGGCAACGACCCCAAGCGCCTCAACGAGGTGGATATGGAAGAGGTCGAGAAGGACTCGCTGGATATGCTCGCCGCGATGACCGTCGGCTGGGAGAACGTTCTTGATACGGACGGCACCGACATCCCGTTCTCTACGGAGGTGGCGCGTTCGCTGTATGTCTCGTATCCGGTGGTGCGTGAGCAGGTCGACGTCTTTGTGGCGAATCGCCGAAATTTTTTGAGAGCGTCGTTGGAGAGCTGATTGCTTATGCCAAGCACCAGTTCACTCTCGCACGCAGCGTCGGTGGGTCTGCGCTGGCTGACCACTACGCAGTCGTTGCCGAGCGAACTGGAAAGTCTCTGGAGTCTCCAGAGCTACCAGCGGCGCTCCGTTACTTGTGGAACCATTTCATTCTGCTGCACAAGGGACGGTCTGGGAACGGTTTTGGACCTAACCCAATCGTCTGGTCCGAGATAAGGGCGTACTGCGATGTCATGAGGGTCCAGCTTGACCCGTGGGAAGTGGAAGCAATCAAGGCGGTCGATGACGAATTCCTAGCGTCATCGGTGGATTCGACTACCGGGACGGGTTAAGACATGGCAGAGAATTTCTTTTTAGGCTTCACGGTAGATACCTCTCAACTCCAGCGAGCGCAGGAGTTGGCGAAGAAGTTTGCCGAGGACGTCGGCAAGCTCGGGACTGCCGAGCAAGAGACTGCCAAGAAAACCGATCAGGCAACCGAAGCCGTCAAGCGCAAGAAGAAGGCGACGGAGGATGCCGCCGAAGCCCAGCGCAAGGCGGCTGGCGCGACCGGAGAGTTTGCCCGCAAGCTGGAAGGGATCAGCGGCAACCTCAAGAAGAGCCAAGAAGACCTGCAGGCGCTTGCTGGCGCGATTGGCGGCGGCGGCGGCATGGGCGGTATGGTCGGCGGCATCGACGCCGGAGCGGGCGCGTTAGGGCGGCTAGCGGGCGCTCTTGGCCCCGTTGGCGCTGGCATTGCGGCGGGTACGGTAGCGGTCGGTGCGCTCGGGTTCGGCTACTACAAGGCTGCCGAGGCGCTCGCCGTCTATCAGGACCGGCAGGCCAGTATGGAGGGCAAGCTCAAGAGCGCCCTTGGGAGCTTCTCGCAGGCCAGAGAGGTTCTTGCCGAGCTACGCGAGAACGCCATTCGGACCGGACTTGGGTTCGACGCCGCTGCGGAGGCGTTCGGTCGGATCGCACGTAACAACGCTGCCATCGGACTAACTACGAAAGAAATGATGCAGATGGTCGACACCGTCCAGAAGCTGGGCGTCGTGTCGGGAGCCTCTGCGGGCGAAATGCAGTCGGGCATGATCCAGTTCGGTCAGGCGCTGGCGTCTGGTCGCCTGCAAGGCGACGAACTGCGCTCCATCATGGAGAACTTCCCGGCGCTGGCGAAGGCTATCGCCGACAACTTTGAGAAGGCCGACGGGACCATTGGAATCACCATCGGCGATCTGCGCCGCATGGGTTCCGAAGGTGAACTGACGTCGATCAAGATCGCGCAGGCCATGCTTCGGGCGAAGGAATCGACCGAGGCGCAGTTTAAGGACATCCCGGAGACCGTCGAGCGGGCGAATCAACGGATCAGCGACTCGTACAACGCCGTTCTGACGGACCTCGCAAAAATGTGGGACGGCTCCGGATTCGTTCGGAGCGTCAAGGGGCTGGGGCTGCAGTTCCTTGAAGGCTTCCGCGACGCCCTGAAAGACCCGACGCTTCAGCAGCAACTAGAGGAGCTTGATAAGCGCATCAAGTACTCCCGCGATTTTAACTCGCAGAGCCGTTTTACTCAGGCGATGCTAATGAGCGGCGGCGGCGCTGGAGTGCCGCCCGTTGGAATGGTTCCCGGCAACGTCAGCCAGCTTGAACAAGAGCGTGCGCGGATCGCCGGGGAGATTGAGAAAGCCGCTGCCGAAGCTAGGGAGACTGCTCGCAAGCAGGAAGAGCAGAAGATTCTCGGCCCTATTGCCGCCGTGATGTCGCGGACTGGTGAACTGAAGACGTTTGCAGAGGACCAGCGCACCGCCAATCTGACCGTCAAAGACCTTTCGGACGCCATCAAAGGTCTAAAGGGTGCTATCGAAGGCCGCAGGGCGCTCGGTCTGCCGCTCGACAACCTGCCGTACGATCTGCAGAACGCCGAGGACCGGCTGGTTATTGCTACGCAGCGTGCGTCAAATGTCCAGACGGAACTGATGAAGCTGCAGCAAGGCGCTGGTGACCGCGAACGCGCTCTGAGCATCGGAGGCGACGGCGGTGCCGGTTACGTCATGCAGGCTATCGCCGCGCAGCGGTCCGACCGTGCGAGGAACGCCGCGTCCTCCATTGGCGCGTACATCACCCAACTCCTGCGCGACGACCTTGCATCGTCGACTGCTGACCTCGCTGGTGTTCGGCGGCAGACCGCCGCGACGCTTGACGGCATCGGCACTATCGGGGCTGACCGCGCCACCCTTACGGCTGCCGAGGTTCAGCGCAAGTACAACGAAGAGGCCGCGAAGTTTGGCGAGTTTGCCAAGCGGCCCGAGGTCTTGGCTTACCTCGCCAAATACAAGACCGCCCAAGAAGAAGCTGCCGCCGCCACCAACAAGGCGAGCGATGCACAGCGGGTGTTTGCTGCGGCGCAGGACTACACCGATCAACTGCGGCTCGACGGCGTGTCCGCCGACCCGCGGGCGCAGCGTCGCGCCCAACTAGAGAATCAGCTGGCGAGAGAGCGCCTCACGTTTAGCGACGAAGACGCGTTCAACGCCTACGCCACGTCCAAGCGCCAGATGATCGTTGGCGATGAAGAACTGCAGATGAACCAAGCCAGCCGTCAGTACGACCTGCGGCTGCGTCAACTGCGGGAGCAGGAGAAGCTCGTCGGACTAACCTCTGACGAACTGCAGGTCCAGAACGCGATCCTTGCGAAGCAGATGGAACTCTGGTCGCAGGGCTACGCGGCTGGCGAGGAGCGCTTCGACATGGAGGTGCGTCGCACCGAGGAGCTTGAGCGTGCCGCCGTCGAGCAGAAGAACCGTCAGGCTGGCGTCCGGAGCATCTTTAATTCGCTGCAAGACGGTGTCCGGCAGTTTGAGGGAACGTTTAAGAATGCGTTTGAGGCCATTTTCACCGACGGCGTGAAGAAGGGCGGCGATATTTTCCTGAAGGGCTTCGGCGACATCGTCAAGCGAATCAGCGCCCAGATGATCTACGACATCGCCATTCGCCCGTTTGAGGTGCTGGCGCAGCAGGCGGCGACGAGCTTTGCGAAGTGGTTCACGGGGCTGTTCAGCGGTCCCGTTGGCGCTCCGATGACTGGAACGCCAGCGCCGTTCACCGGAGGGACGCCCGCGGCCCTTGGTGCGTACTTCGACGGCATGAACCACAACTTTGCGTATGGCGGCGCATTCACCAACCAGATCGTTAGCCGCCCGACCATGTTTGCCTTTGCCAGCGGCGTTGGCTTGATGGGCGAGGCTGGGCCAGAGGCCATCATGCCGCTCAAGCGTGATGCGTCCGGTCGCCTCGGCGTGTACGCCAGCGGTGGCGGCGGGAACGACTCTGGTCTCAGCGTCGTGATCAACGATATGCGGTCGAACGCGAACTCCGAGCGTGTTCAGACGAGCGAGAGCCGCGGCCCTAACGGCAAGCGCGTGCTGTCCGTTCTGATCCGGGACGAGATGCGTCGGCAGATTCGTAGCGGCGACATGGACCGCGAAATGGCGGGCAGCTACGGCAACACACGGACATTGGCGAGGTTGTAATGCCTAATCCCACCTACCCTAGCACCCTGCCCCAATTCGTCATGGAGGGCGCGTACAGCGAGCGCATCCAAGACCAGACGATTGAGAGTCAGATGGACACCGGCCCCGCCAAGATTCGGCGTCGGTTCACCAAGTCTCTG